GTGAACGTATAAAAGGTATACCTGTGCCATTCACTGTGATCCTAGGTATACCTGTATTAATCTGTGGGATGTCTGGAATCATGATACTTTACTACCGTATGTACCTGCCTCTGTTGAGTCAGGATGGTCTAGCAACCACTGTCTATAGTTAAATCCAGACCCCTCTGGATATATGTATTGTCCATTCTCATCAAACTTACCTGTCTTATCTGCTATCCTCGTCTCCCTTGATGGGTATTTAGGTTTAGGTCTCTTACCTTCTCTTATCTCTCTACCTATTCTCTTTCTCATTTCATTACCAGTCTCGTGACCTTCAGGCATAGTTGGCCATGAAGTGCCAAGGATCTCTTTAATCATCTCCTTGGTGTAACCACTCTCTGTCATTGTGATAGATCCATTTCATAGGGTGGTTCCCATACTGGGACAATATCATGCTTACTTGTATTAATCTCTTCTGCCCTCAACTTTTCTTCCAACTCCTCCACAGTCAGAGTATGTGCTACCACCTCAGACTTCTTATTGTATACGTGAAAGAGTATATCGCTCATTGAATTATCCCTTTTTTGTTGAATTAAAATTTGTTTTGCCATAGTAATCTCTTCAGTATAGAAGATAGTTGGCTGGTCTCTTTGATCTCCACTCATTTTGGTACTTGGTCTTTGTAATCTTGTGTCGGGTTGACTAGTCCTTTCACTGGCCCTGATGTCTTCGGCCATGCAGATTTGAATTGTAGATATACTTCTTCTCTAACAACCTGTCTGATCCTTTCTATCTGGGCATCCTCTCTCTTCTGAGGACCACCAGTCTGTTGATCAACAACATGGTTACCTCCTACAAACGCACCAGTCCCTAAGACTGCCACTGCTGTTGTAGTTGATGCTGCTTTCTGTAGATCCATTTAGTCTCTCCACTGGTCTGTATTCCACTTCGTTTGATATGGTTCGAGGTCTTCATCAAGATAAGTAACAACTATAACTACTCGTCTCTTATCCTTGGGTGGCTGCATACAATGCAGTCCTTGAAACTCTACTATATCATCCTCAGCAGGTGTATAATGATGTTTCTTACCATCATTATCAAAACATATAGTATCACCACCAGAATCTGTGAGATATATCAACATATTCTTATGTGGGAATTGATGATCTATATGTGGTTGAGTTAAGATGCCCCCAGTAGGTTGTGGAAATACTGAGTTGGCATTGATCCTATAGATGCAATGGCATCTTATTCTATTCAATTCAAAGATCTGATCAATTACATAGTCCATTAGGTCCATGTAAGCTGAGTTCACTTTTGGGTATTTATTATGATCAGGTCTTGGATTGTCTGGATGGTTAGGTCCATGTAAGAATGAATGAGAATAAAACCACAGATCAGTATACCCTTTAGTAGGGTCTAAGAATGCTGTTGCTTGGTCATTTACATGCCAAGAAAACATAGGTGAGAGTATAAGATCTTTTAACTCTCTGTATTCTACAGTGTCTGGTGTCTTAAACTTTGTAAACATTATTTGGGAAAAGGTATCAATGCAATATTACCAGATAAAACACCTGGCGAATCAGTTAAATCAAATCCTATAGTTATCCTAGGAGTATCATAGTCCTCTAAGACTTCAACACGGTGGTGTCTACCACCTGGTCCTATATATACGTTGCCTACTTTATTATCTATTTCATACCCATCGAATACTGTCTTAGTCTTGTGGGGTAGCACCGATATGTATCCATGTATCGGCCACTCATGGTTGTGCCAAGGTAAAACTTTATCTGGCATGTGGTAGTTAACCCATGACTGGATCCATAATTGTTGTGCCCCTGTATAGTCATAACAAAAACCCCTCAACTCATTGTATAACTCATAAAATACACGAGTAGGAGAGGTTAATCCAAAGACATTATACTTATGATAAGTCCATGTGCTATCCTCCCCCTCTAAAAGGGGGATAGCATTATTTAAAATATTAATCATCACTCTCTGATTGTCTAAGACAACCTGAGATTCATATAGTTTATGATCCATTAGCTACCGAATGGTAGTCCAGGAGCAGGTAGAGGTAGAGGTGCTGCTTGAGGTCCAGTAGGTAGAGGTAGTGATTTAAGTGCACCACCAGCAAGTCCACCGAGGGCACCGCCACCGATGTTCTTAAGTGCTTTCTCTTTTACTGATTCTATGATTGCGTCCTTTTGGACGTAGACATATCCAGCAGTACCAATAACAGTCAAGGATACAATACCACTAAAGATAGCGATACCATTAATAATTTTTTGACACATAATTTTAAAGTGTATAAGGTTTTTCGTCTTTCTTAGATGGATCAACAGCAATAATCTTTAATGGAGCTTGCTCGATCCTCAAAGTTTGGACAGGTCCACCAGTGCCGTCACCGCCACCAACGCCTACTCCATTACCATTTTGCATCTTCATGGTACCATCACCCTTCTTAGAAGCAGTTTGAATCCCGAAGCTAGCTAAAACTCCAGTAAAAACCGAGGCTATAAAAGTCGGATCGATTTTCTGTTGTACCATACCTGGTATTGTAACATAATTTAACGTGAGTATACCCCCACTCCAAACTAGTACACCAAGTCTCACAAAAGTAGAGAATATCGCAGCAGCGTCATCCTCATCTGGTAATACTTTGTCCTTTATTGTACCAAAGACTCCTTTCTTTGTCAAGTCTTCTTCTTTTTCCTTCGCCATACTAAGTCACCTCCTGCGGTTGCTTCTTTTTACCGATATTATATTTGGACTCTAATGTCCATTCACCTTTATCTTTAAAGGATAAAACTTTTATCTGGTTAAGAGGTGCTAGGTCTTCAATCTCACTGCCTATTTCTATCAACCCCCAATCTGAAAGGAGCTTGGCAATACGATTGCGACGTTGTACATCATTTGATGTAATGTTAGTAGGCTTACCATCTAGTGCAAACAGTTCTTTAAAGTGCACTATGTAATACTTACCACGTTTATGTAGAATGTGACAAGACTGATAAAGCTTACGCTCCTTACGAGATGCTACACCTATACGAGTCAATGTCTCCCTCACTTTGAGAAAGTCATCTGGTTCCTTTAGGGTAACTTCTAGCATCATGTCTTGAGACCACGAGATCTCATCACTCATTGTCTGCCTCCAGTATCTAATTTAGATCTAATAACTTCAATTTGTTCTTGAGTTAGGATTCTCATCGCTTGCTGAGCTTTCTCAGTGTTATAACCATAGTATCTTTTC